CATCTGTAATCTTGTTCATGTATTCCAAGTCGAATGGAATCTTGAACTCTTTCTTGTGGTAGAAGTCGAAACGATCTTCCCAGTCTTCTACGTAGTCGTGACCTACCTTTGAGTCAAACGATACTGCGAGAGCATCGGACAGTAGTTTGGGAATCGCTCCTCTGTCCATCTCCTTGGACTTTCCATCATAGATGTTGATGGACTCCATGATGGAGTTGTAGATGGCTTTGGACTGACACCAGTTCTCAGTCTCTTCCATCAACCAGTCTTGGTTGACATCTTCAGAATCTTCGAAAAGTTTGTTGATCGCTTCTACTGTTCCACGGAACACATCCTCAGACAGTCCTTTCTTACTGTTGAGGTCGATCACCAGACTTTCTAGACTGGGAACTGCATTGTATTTTAGAAGGAAAGTTTCTATTTCTGTAAAGACCTGACGATCAATGTGATCTGCGAAATAGTCTTTCTTGATGAAGGGAAGAGCCCTACGTGTGAACTCTTCATTGGTTACCAGTTGTCTCAGTATTGTATTCTCTAGACGCATTTATCTTTGCCATTATGTCTACTGCAATGTTCACGACAATTTCTTCAAACTCTTCCTTGTCGTACTGGGAAGTAAACTCTGAAACATCCAGAGTTTCTGCAACGGCGATTATGTCATAATCTACCGCAAAGGGGTACGAGCCGTCTTCATTCTGGGCATCGTCATGGTAGCCCATTGAGTTGATTTTGAAGACAACTCCTTCGTATTTTTCGTGTCTGAGTAATATAACTGGATCTTTTGATTCCCTATCGAGTGGGTTTTCGATGAAGGAATAGTCGAGGTTGGTTCGTGCAACTTCTCGTTGACCCTCGACTTGTATTGTATCATGTTCCATTTGGATCGCTCGCTGAATTGAATTCGTCTTGTGCAGTCTCTTCGTTAGATTCAGGAAGCGGTTCAAGTGTTCCGTATTTAAACTCTTCTGCAACTTTTTCTTCTATCTTACTCATCACATCCTCTGTGAAATAAGTTTCAGGGTTTTTCATAATGTCTTTCGCGTAGACCTTTTTGTCTCCAACGTCCACCCTACTCCCTGACATGCTCCAAAGGCCGTAGTTGATAGCAAAATCAATCATTCCATGCCACCTACTCAGACCACCATTGAATGTGATGAGTGATTCGACTTTCTTGTTTTCTACTGTAAGTCGAGACTTGTAGTTTCTACAGGTTACAATATTTCCGACCTGTTCTGTTCCATCCTTGAACTTTTTCTTTGTGAGGAACAGAATATTTGATGCAGCGAATTTTAGACCTGCACCACCACCCATCTCCTTTGTAGGTACGTATGCACCAACCACTTCGTATGTATGGTTCGTCATAAAGATAGGTATTCCCGCCGCTCCTGCTTTCAATGTGAGTACACGGAATGCACCACGAATGAGTTGAGCACGAGTCATGTCACGTGTGTCCTTCCCAGCCGAGATGTCTTCCACTTCTTTCTGTGTGGATAACATCCCAAGTGAGTCGAGACAAATAACCAAAGGTGGTCTGTCTTCCTTTGGGATCTCAAGATGTTTGTCTATAATCTTGATACATTGGTTTCGAAATTCTTGGATAGTTGTGACTGGAATAATCACCATACGAGAGGAATCGATTCCCCTCTGTTCAATCATGAGTTTGCTAATCGCTGACTCAGATTCAAAGTATAATACCCCAGCAGTTGGGTCAGATTCAAGAAAGTTCCTGACCATACCCAATAAGAAAAATGTTTTCCCAGTGGCCTGTTCACCAGCGATTGCTGTAATTTTGTTACCTGCAAATCCACCATGAAGAGAACCAGAGACCAAAGCATTAAGGGCGTAGCTACCAGTGTCAATAAAGTGAGTAACGTCACCTGTTCCCACGCCTTCTTCAACGATTGAGGCATATTCATTTCCTGTTACCTTTACTAAGTCGTTTAAATAACTCATTTCTTTTTCATTTCCAAGACTCGCCAATTGTATGGCTGATTATTAAAGAAGTCCAACATCGCGTCCCATGACTTGAGATCGTATTCAATCCAAGAGTTTTCATCATTTGGATGTTGAACCTTTACGTGTATTATACCATTGAATGGTGGGTATGTCAAGTAGTTATGCCCAGAAAGCGTCCAGCGTCGTGGTCTCTTCAAGGTTCCACCCAATCTTTTCCACCAGTTCCGCAAGCGGCGTATAGAAGGTTTTTTCATACATTCGATTTCTGTCAACGTACTTATCTAGACCCAGTCCTTCTGGGAGTCCGTCAACCATTGCAATGACGTTCTCATGAGTAGGGTTCGGCATGACCAGATACACAAACTTGATCTTCTCACCTTCTTGTATCTTGGCGTAAGCTTTGTCCAGTCCCTTCTCTTTGAGAAAGTGATTATATAACAGGGAACCACGAACATGGATAGGACATCCTTGTTTATAGATTTCCCTACGTGACCCATACTTCTCCAGACCTTTGACTGACCTTGGAAATGCAATGTTCTCGACTGGTTCTTCATTGAATGCTTTCTTGAACTCAGTATTGAACTTCTGTAGATCAGATTCAGTTTTGGTCATGATGAGACCATAGGCTTCTTTCAGTTTGTCCCGACAAATCTCAGGAGTCGATGAACGAACAGATTCCAAACCCATCACTTTGAGTTTGGGTTTCTCGTATGCAACTCCTTCGTTGTTCCAGACATTTAGGATGTATCGTTTCTTTGCGGTCCAGACACCACGATCTGAAATACCTTCTCGTTTCATGAACATCTTCTGTTCGAAAGCCTGAGTGTATTCATACAAATCTTGATACGCTTTGTCAAGGACTTGTTGAAATGGTCCATCACCCACCTTGTCCAGAAACGCAACTATCGCTTTCTTGTTGTCGACATTGTCTTTGTCTGGTTCAAACGGAACATCTTCATACGTCTTCTCAACAAGTGGACCACAATTCACATAGATGGAATCTGTATCAGCAGCGATCACAAAGTCAGACTCAGACTGTAACATATTTTGCATCGTCTTGTTGATACTGTTCTCTGCAGTCCTGACTGACAGTTGACCAGACATCGTGATAGCTTCAGCAATGTCTCTATCATAGTATCGAAAGAACTCGTTCCCAATCGCACCATAGGCTGAGTTGAGTGAAATCTTACGAGCCATCTGCATGTTGTGATAATACGATATCTGTTTCAGTAGGACAGGATCTTTGTCTTTCTCGTAGAGTTGTTGTGTCTCCAACATCTTCTTCTTGAATGTCACTCTGTCATTGTAGAACATCTGTAACATCTCAGGAAGGAAACCTTGTTTGTCTGTCTTGAACATCGCACCATTCGGTGTGACTGTGACTCCCTCTGGTACTTTGTATTCTCTGTCCAACATTTTCTGAACACTTGGAATATCTGGAGTCATCCCTACCTTGGTCTCAAATGAAATGTTATACTGCATGATCAGATGAGGATAGAGTGAGTTGAGGTCGAAAGACATAACCCAATCGTGCATACCCACGTGTGGATCTTTGACATACGCACCTTCCACTGAACCAAGACTCTCCGTCTTTTCGTATGTGGTTCTCAATGGAGTTACTATTTTCTTTCTCCAGAGATAATCATAAATCTTGTTGTCCCACATTTGCATCTGTGAGAAACAGGCATTAGGATTACACTTCATCGACATGGTCAGAATAACAGCATTCTCTAGGAACCTGTTCTTGTCATCCATCTGGACAACCAGTTCAACGTCTTTGATGTTGTAGTCGATGAACTTCTGATAGTCTCGTTTGTGGAGAGTATAAAGGTTTGAGTATTCGTCAAAGGAGAGTTTACCTACACCCAGTTCTACGTGTGCAATGTGGTCAAGTCTGTATGACTCTTGGGCTGAGTATGTGAACTTCTTATAGACTTCAAGATAGTCCAGAGCATTGATACCTTCGATTGTCACCTCGTCAAGATGCTGACCACCCAACTGTACCTGTGACTTGTAGACACGATTCCAAGGAGAAAGTTTGAGAGCAAACTTATCGTCACCAAACAGACGAGCCAGTCTATTATAGATGTATGGTAGGTCAAAGAAACGTGTGTTCCAACCTGTGACGATGTCGATCTCCTGTGACTTCCACCACATGACAAAGTCGTGCATCATCTCTTTTTCAGATTCGAACTTTCGATAGATTACATTTTTTCGTGATGGTGTGTAGTCTTGATTACCCCAGACATAGTAAACGTCATTGAGATAAACTGTGATAGCTACGATAGGAAAAGCGGCTTTGTTTGCTTCTGGGAAACCTTCGTCTGACGATACCTCGATGTCGATGAAGGCCGTATTGAATAGGTCATAGTCGACTTCTACTTCTTCAGGGAAGTTTTCAGTCATCCATTGTTGGACCCATCGTTCATATCCATAGACTTCAAATCCTGAGATACCTTCGTGCTTCTGTCTCCACGACTGAAGTTCATGTGTGGATTCAAATTTGAGTGGGGCAACTGGTTTTCCGTCTACTGTTCTCCAAGGAGATTTACCAGTCGTATCTGTTATGAAGAGAGAAGGGGAGTATTTGTTTATTACCTTGGAGTATCGTTTACCATTCTTCACTCCCCTAATACAAATCTTTTCACCAATTTTTACTACGTTTGTGTAAAAATGCAATCTATTCAATCTCCTTGAGTCGGTTCAAGTGGTCTTGGGATGGTTCCCAAGGTTGGTATCCATTACTATTTCTATTTATCAACATCGCGTTTCCACGATTGTTTCCTTCGTTGTTGTAGGAAACATGCACCCATCCGTCATTCGGGTCATTCTTGGCTGGGTCAAAATACTCCAGAATCAACTGGTCAAACTCAAGGTTTGTTACTATCCATGTAGCCAGTAAGTCGTTCGCGATTCCACCAATACATTCTATATCTGCAGCCTGTCCTTTACAGTGCTGACTTCTTGAACTACCTTTGACTGCTTCGTTGAGGTCAGGACTTCTGTAGCAACTATTCACTGTAACGATTCCCCATTTGTCTCTGACTGGTTGTAAAACTTTATGGGTTAAAACTGTCATAGGAACTAGGTGTAATGCCGTAGGTGAGTTATCAATACCTAGTCTCGCCGCGGTTGATGACCTAGTCAACTCATTCAGTGTGAAATTTTTTGATATACGAATATTTTCCATTTTCTCCTTAGAGGGGGCCGAATGGCCCCCGCGGTTTACTCAGATATCTTCTTGGAAGGTTTAGCTCCAATCTTGATTGTCCTTGGTTTCTTCTCCTCTGGAATGACACGTTCCATTGTAATGGTCAACATTCCGTTCTTGAGGTCAGCTCCTTGAACAATAAGGTCATCTGACAAAGTGAACTTGCGGGTAAACGCTCTGGTCGCGATTCCCTTATGGACGAACTCCATCTCGGCAGGTTCCAAGTCCTTGACAGTTCCTACTGTAAGAACCCCATCTGCAACATTCACCTCCAGTTGGTCTTCAGTGAAACCAGCTACAGCCAACTCAAGGATGTACTTATAGTCACCCTCTTTACGTAGGTTGTATGGAGGATATCCACCTGACGTTTGCGGTTGGGCAAACAGTCGGTCAAGCATGGTTTCAAACCCAA